GTCAGCAATTATTTTTGTATTTGGTGCTTGTTTAAATAAACAACCACTAACACTAGGGGGGCCGTCGTCTCCATTTATACACTGGAACATAACAATGAAAAATCCTCCGATAATACCAACCGTAATAATTGCGGCAAAACACATTATAAGAAACTCAATAATAGCACCAATGTTCGCTGCGATAACTGTTATAACAATAATAACCAAGATGCCAAGAATAATAATGTGCACTGTACTCTCCTTTCTTTTAAAAAAGTTAATATTAATATCTTACTGATTAATATATATAAGAAACGAGAGTTATAATTGAGAAGATCATTTCTAAGGCAGACTATATCCGGTCTGCCAGCGGTACGAGAAAATTATCCCTGAAGTTTCTTTAAAACATTGAACATTTTTTCTGGGACGACCAGAACAGATTCAGCAACATTCTCAAGAATCCTCTTAGCATTTAGATTCGATTCCATTGTGCTATATCGAGTAATTGCTAAAAAGAGATGCCAAGCACTTGGTAATGGTTTTTCTGTACTTGGGGTTAGTTCCTTTTGTAAATCCTGCAAAATAGCCGATACACCTTCACGCCGCCTTTTACCAGTATCTTCAATAAGATCAAGTGTGGCAAGCATTTGGGTTTCAGTTAATTGAGCGTTAAAGCTATATTCCACCATAGTTCCGATATCTTCTGCAAAGCTTGTAAGATAAGATTGTACATCGGCAGCCATTCTGCTGTTTGCATATTCTGTATGGATTTGATTTATTGAACCCAAATCGAACGCAAAGCTAACCATATCGGATTGAAGGCCAAATGAAATTGACGCAGCCTTTTTTCCATTGTAATTATTCATCACGACAATAGTTGGAAATATGTCTCCGGCTTGAGGAGTTTTAATCTGATTCTGAATTGTCATTTCCACACGAAGTGATGTTAAATCTGGAGATTGGATTACTGTTTCTTTAATGATGGGTTTACCTACAGTATTGATTGACCCTCTGATTTTTTCGCATAGAATATCATGCCCTATAAAATTATATATATGCGAAATATGACCACAATAAGAATACCCAACATTTTCGTTTGGGCGAGTAAATATACTCAAAAGATTTGTTTTAAAACTATCAGTTGAATGGGGGGTTGACCCCTGTGCTGGCGGAACATAGAGAGGGCGAAACACAATTTCTCCGTAGCGGTCTCTATAAGAATAAATATCTTTTTCTGGAGAAACTGATAGCCCTCTTTCAGCAGCCATTGTCTCAAAAGGATTCTGTGATTTTTTGATCATTTTTTACCTCGTTAAACTCCTTTAATTAATGCGTGAATATAGATGTCTCGTTTATCGAATTTAAAATTCTTTGTCATTTCATGAATTTGAAATCTGTTTTCATACGTAAAGAAGTAATCCAACCGTTCAGATGTCCAAATAGATACATGCGGGTCTGACGGCTCATTTAATATTTCTGATGTTAATAAGATGTTTAATTTTTCAAACATTGGTGATGTTACATCTTCTTTAATTAGCATTTTGGCTAAGAGATTATAATCAGGAACAATGATTGATATTGTTGAGTGTTTTGGTATAGTTATTGTTGACAAAAGATAAATGAAATATAAAACTTTATCTTTTGGTATATGCTCAAGAACTCTATTTAATATAACGATATCAAATTTTGCTCTTGTTCTTTCCATAAATTCAAACGCATCACAATTAGAATAAAAATGTTCTTCTTTAAATCCATGAAGTTTTTCTACATAATTTTCGAATTGATAAATTACTTCTTCTTTGTTATTTGGATGTATAAAATAAGATTTGTCAAGAAACAATCTTACAGAAGCATCATAATTATATGTTTTAGATATTTGATTGAGTATTGCGAGTTCTTCCACTGTTTCTGATTTTCCGGCTCCTATATTTAAAACTTTTAATAGCATCCTTACGTTCCTCCTAAAAATTCTAAAACAATACTCTTAGTAAATGGTGTTATATAAAATGTATAATATCTGTCTTTATCAATATCATTTGAATCCATTATCGAGATTGCTTGCTCCGATACTTCAATCTCTCCAAAACTTTTTATAAAAATACTATATCTACCTTCTTTCTGTTGAAGCGAAAACATTTTTGTATCGGCGCTTGCTAAGAATTTGTCTTTTATTTTTTGTAGACCATTGAAGATTGCTGTTTCTTCAAGAAAATTCAGATTGCAAATATCCCGATAAAATAAAGCCATTCGGTCATTTAAATGCGGGATACCTTTAATTGTTACTTTTCCTGTTGACGCTCTAGCGATATAACTTGATTTATTTATTGAAATTATGAAAACATCAAAATGTTTTCTCGCATGTAAAGGAAGCAATCCCGATACTTCATCCGATAAACGCGTTTGAGTTAAGATTCCGTCGTATTGCCTTAGAATTATATCTTTGATTCCATTTTTTTCTATATAGAAATCAATGATCGAATTCGTTGTATCTCTTAATTTTTTTGACAGATCGGAGTCGTCGCGCATCATTTTTCCGATGGCTATATTTCTTGCTTCTTTATCATCATATGGTATGTTGGTTGTGCTATAACCAAAATGTTGTAGGAGATTATAATGGCATGCTTCAATATCGTAGAGATAAACGTCTCGTAAAAATAATTTAACATTATCCGGAAATTTCATTTTTAAATTGGAAAGTGGGGTTGCCCCCACTTTCTCTTCCTATTTTGTTATTTCAGAGTGTTCATAAGCACACTGTCAATTTGTATGAGATGGTTAATATCCATCATATCAGCAGCTCGTTCAAGAATCCATTCAACCGCGTCTTTAACTTTTGGTAAAGCTTTTGCTTTTTCACTTTGACGATAGCGAAGTTCGAAAACTTTACGATCAAGTGGTTCATCAAGCTTCTTAATTATATGTTCTTCCGGAGGCGTTGGAACACTAACTGACTTATCTTTCTTTTTAACTTTGGCCATATGATACGGAAGCAATAATCCAGAAGTTGCTAAACAAGTGGCTACAATTAAATTGTTTCGCAAGTTATACCCTTTTATAAACATGTTCGAATATTGAGGATGCGAGAATAGAATATAAAAACCACTGTTAAACACTGACATCGCCACACCTGGTAAATTTAGAACCAACTGTGTGTTGGCGCTTTCAATAATTTTCAATCTTTTTCTATCTGGTTCGTCAAAATCAGGTACAGCTAAAACCAAATCAATATCCGGTTGCACATCTCTCACTGAAATGGTGACCATCTTAATATTTTCAAATTTTGAAACATTCGGTGGAAGCCATGCCGTAAGTGGAGCAACGTTAATTAAAATAGTTTGTCTTGCTGGTTCTTCAACTACTGTTTCTTCAGAAAATGTTTGTTGAATTGGTTTTTCTGATGTTTCTTCTAATGTTTCTTCTTGTGTTTCTTTTGATAACGGTGTTGTAAATAATGGTGTCGGCGGCGGGGCTTGCTCCTTAGAAGCTTCTTTTAGAAGCTCTTTAAGATTGTCATTCATTATATATTACTCTCCTTCTTTAGCAATTTTATTTTTCCATTTTTTGGCATCCTCGTCTGGATTTTTTCTCCAATTGGATGCATCAATATTGGCGTATGTCTCCAGCAATGCTCCAGCAAGAGCGAATATTTTGATTACGCTTGAATAGAAGTTAACCGGAGCTATGCCCGATTCTTCATACTCGTGGCATGTATCTAGCCATAAAGGTAAATCTCTTTTCCAATCGCCTACATAGTCATTTCTTGCTTGCGTTACATATCTTTCAAGAAATAACAAAAAGCTGGCAGGATTGAGTTCCTTCATATCAAAATATTCTTTTCCAAAAGCATGCCTTTGATAATCGCGTTCTTTATCATATAAAACTTTAAGATTTTCTGGTGTCATATATTTTTTTCCTTTTTAGTTATTACCCATATACATATTATAAGATTCACAGAAATGTGAGTCAAGCTTCTTCGCTACTATAAGCATTTCTTTATATTCTTCCAATGTCTCAACATACCAAAAATGAACTATATGAATATTATTTTTTAGAAATTCTTCTCCTCCATCAGATTCATATGTTGTCTTAGAAATATATTGTATCGTTCCATTAACATGGAGATAATAATACCCTGGTTTATAGTATTCTAACATGATACCCTCCAATTTAAAAATTTAAATAAATCGCGACCCGTTAAGACCGTGCGGAATTCCCTTCCAGTTAACTGAGATAGCTTCAGATGTATGGATACTCTCTTCATGAATACATTTGACAATCCAATCCTTTATTCCTTTTATATTATTGAGCGCTGTAGATATCTCTCTTACAGCATCCTCAACAAACAAAGGATTCTCTGAAGCTATCCTTGCAATTTCTCTTTCGTCTGCTCTTTTAATTATGGGGTAAGGCAAAGTTTTTATGCGTAATTCCGTAGCCTCAATTATATCCTCTAACCAAACATAATATTCTTTTTCCATGTCAACTTCAACTAAAATATTGGCGAAAGAACGTTGGTTATGAGGAAAGCCACCTGGTGTAAGTGTGTAGCACAACTCAGCAGAGCACGGACAATATGAGGCGTACTGAATGGTCATTCCCTCAAAGAATTTAAATTTATTGATAATCGGAAAATCTAAGTCTCCGCTTTCAAAAACATCGCGGGTTTCATAAAGCTGTCCTTCAAACCGGCATTTATAAAATATCGGAAAAGAATGATCTGATAATGGAGACCTTTTATCTACAGGAAGATCAAATTCAAATTTTATGAAACTTTCTTTGCTATTGAGATTTTTCTTTAAATCAAGAAGAATGGTTTTAATTAATCTGCTTTTTAATGGAGTATTAAGGTAAGGTTTCAAGGTTAATAAAAGCCTAGACATTGAAATACCTTTTACATCAGATTTAAGATCTGTTCTTATAGATACTTTCGCGACCATCTCATGCACGCCGCCATACTTCGATTCTAATTTAAACGGAACTTGGAGATTCTCAACACCTACTTGCCGAATTGGAATCTCTATTGATGGTTTTGTTTGTTGAATATCAGGAAGAGGGTCTTCCATATTTTCCTCACTCCACACCAATTACTTTTAGATAATAATTCAATAGTTTAACAGATTCTGGTGTCATGTCTATATTTTCTTCATTCTCAATTCTGCCTGGATTAATAACCTGTCTTATATATCTATTTTTCAAATCAATACAATCTGATTTAGTTGTTAGAAATTCGAATAGATTCTTTGGAGCGTCGTGAGCGATAAGGCATGCCGTTTCCATTTCACCACAACGTTGCCCGCCTTTGTTCTTGCGTCCTCCTAATGGTTGAAGGGTTCTCTTTGCATAATTGCCAATACCACGCGCAGCTAATTTTTCTTCTGCAATATGAGATAATCTAAAAAAGTACATAGGCCCGACGGCAATTTCATTTATTATCTTCGCTTTAGCTAATGGTTCGTATACACTTTGTTTAAATTTTGTATTTGTGAATTTAGCTGCGTTTTGAAGATCTTCTAATTTACAAGACTCAAACGGTGGCTGAATAAGGGTAAGCTCGCGAATAAATTTTTCGTCGATAACTTTTGGCAATTGTTCGGTAAATTGTTTGGAATACCAATTATTTTCTGTTTTGTCTATTATCGACATAAAATGTAATAGGTCTTCTCTTACTTTCTTTTCTCCATCTTTACATAACGTATGCAATAATTTTGTTTTAAGATCCTCCAATATTTTTCCTAAACACAATTCAAATGATTGACCAATGTTCATTCTGGAAATAATTCCAAGCGGATTAATACATATATCCATATGACGACCATCTTCAAGCAGCGGCATTTTTTCATGTTCAATAATTTGAGATATAACACCTTTGTTACCGTGTCTATTTGCAAGCTTATCTCCAATTTGAACTGGGCGAACATATATTCCGAACATTTCAACATAAACCCCGTTAATTCTTTCTTTCTTTATTTTATATTTTCCAGCATTTATGGTTATGTCAATTCCGTTTTCCTTAATTAATTTTTCTGCAGCTTCTTTTGGAAGGCGTTCTTTTAGAATTTCCTTTAAAACTGAATCGGATTTATTTTGTTTATCAACCATTTTTTCAATATAATTGCTATATTGGTGTAAACCAGATTTCCAATTGTTTGCATATATTTTTAAATCAGTAATTATCAATTGTTTATCGGATGATAAAGTTGTTGCATCATTAAAAACAGAATAAAAATCTTCATAACGAAATTCTTTTAATATGGCGTATGGAACTCCGGGGTATATTGTCTCTTTAATATCTGGAAGTGGTTTATAATCATTTTCATCAAAACATTCTTTTAAAGGTAGCAACACTTTATGAGACGGGATTATAAACGAAAGATCTTCAAAATGCACAGACGAGAAGACCTTCTCTTTCACAAGACGATCAGATATCACAATTCCATCTTCATAGTTTTGACCATAATAAACCATAACGCCTGTCAATAAATTTCTTCCAATTGTAATTTTTCCGTCTTTGCAAAAATTACTTTCGGATAATATATCACCGGCTTTAAATCGGTCTCCTACTTTAACATGAGACCACATAAGATCCATATGCTCGGTATATATTTTTCTATCATTGATATTAAACATATCGACGCTGTTATCATCATAAACAACTACCATAAATTTTTCATCAAGAAATATTACCTCTCCATCCTTCTTCGCTTTTTTAACGAACTGAGTATAATCTGTGTATAATCCTTCGCACCCAGATTGGATAAGAGGCTCATCGAATTGTTGTAGATTTATTGCTTGGCGCATCTGCGCAGAAGACATTTGCAGTCTTGTTTGATCGTCGTGTTCAAGAAATGGAACCATTGATACTGCAATAGAGATAGGTTGTTTTTCAAGAAATTCATTTGTAAACTTATTGTTCTCATCTAGTTTAACGTTTGGAATTAAACTTTGAAGCACACCACAATTATCTCTGTCTGGTGTATCAACAGGGCAAACTCTTCCAAACATTGATGGATTAATATCTCTCAAATAGTGTGGTATATTTTCTCTTTTAAACCCACCCGGCCCCAAAAGACTAATTCTTGATAATTTTGTAAGTTCTTCAATTGGGTTAATTGAAAAATCAAACTGAACTATTTCAGATACGTTACAATCCGAAATAATTTGATTTGAATTTATATTAAACTTTGGTTGCCGAGAAGTTCTATTGAGAAAACATAAATCAAATATAGCTTTGGATATTTTCGCATAAATCATATATTCAAAACAACGAACTCTTTTATTTGTAAATAATGTATCGTCTAAATCAGAACTGTTAATATTCGTGATTGCATATAACAGTTCTTCAATAATTGAACCCGTTTTCAAAAATCTTGCAGTCAAAATATCCACTTTTGGAATTAAATCAAGAGCATAAAGAATATCTTCGCCTTTTGATTTTGCTGAATATTTTGAATATATTCTGCCAATTTCAACAATAAAATCATCCTGTGTATACCCAGGCGATTCTTCTATATAATTTTTAAGATCTGACATTAATACTTCTGCAATATCAAATGCGTTCGGATTAAATGTTTGAGATTTTAAATGAAACCTTTCTTCTAATTTATCAATAGGAAAATAAGCACATAAAAGTTGGCATAAAGAAAGAGTTTTCCCAAACAATGTAACTTGAACATGCGGAACTTCTTTCACTCTGCTAATCAATATGGTTGCAACGTTAGTTCTGAGTTTAATATTTTCTCCACGAACAACCACTGGTAAATCAAAAAGCTGAAATAACGGTATTTTTCTTCGACCACTAATCATAACATAATTGTTTTCAATAAGTTTTGGTATTATAAAATTTAATTCAATTTTATGCGGGCCTTTTTGAAGTTGAACGTAAACCGTTTGTTTCAATGTCTTCATAATTTCGCCTGAAGTGAATCGTTGATCTTTAATAGCTATTTGATTTATATCGAATCCTATATCTTTAACTGGCTCAACGATTCTCTGTACGTTTTCCTCCAGGTGTGCATAATCTTTTTGTCTAATCGTGAAAATATTATCTTCTGGATTTTGAATTTTAAACCTTGGATTTATAATTTTCAAACGTGTCGTCTCCTTATTGATTATTTTTTATTTGTTTACAATATTTATTTAGAATGTCGAAAAATTTATCATCCTCTAAATAGAATGGATCAGTCATCTCTGATGATTGAGTTAACACATTCACAACAAGTTGGCACAGCCGCAAATCTGGGTAGGTTTTCCATACTTGTCTAAGTTTATTAATAATTACATCTATTCTTTCTGGGTCTCTCATATTTTTTCACCCTTTAGTATTTTATCCATAATTCCTGTGTATTTTCCTTCTTCAAGAATTCCGTTTAAAATACTTCTTTTTGGATTTGAAAATGCCATAGCAAGAATCCAACTTTCTTGTGAGGGAACACTTTGAATACTATAATAATCCGGTTCTATTTTGTTTCTATCTTTTAATAATCTCCATTTCTTTTGGTCTTTCCACATTAATTGTGCTACAACACATTCAAAATGGACTTGATAAATATCTTTATCGTATGCTTCAAATAATTTTTCAACAAGAAGACCTGCGTCTTTTTCTTCAAACTTATGAAGCATTTTTGATACCGTTGCAAGATCTCCAATAATATCTTTTTGTCTTAACGCCTCTTCTTTTTGTTCACCCTTAATCATTGCTGATCCTGAAGTATGAAACGTTCTTAAAACAAGTTGTGTAGATCTTTCTCCAAGAGTTTGGGCTGCAACAATACCAACGAATTTTGTATTAATTGTTTTATATAAATCTCCATAACATTTACGGCAAATTCTATCATTTTGACATAAAATCGGACTTCTGATTTCGATTGTTTTTCCTACAAGTGATAGATAATTACTCTTATCAATAAGAGTCAGTGCATCACCAGTTTTCATATAACGTCTTATTAGCATTCTTGCTTTTCTTTCAGTAGTAACCCTTACTTCAAGAAAATCTTTTGTTCCGCAATCATCAAGAGCCGGGTCAAGTTGTAGGTTAGCGCATGCAAATATAAGTTTGCGCGACAGATAACCAGATGTCCCTGTATTTAAAGCAACATCTAAAAGCCCCTTTCTTGCTCCGTAAGTTGAATAAAAGAATTCTTCTTCGGTTAACCCTTCGATAAGACTACTTTTAATTGGTATCGAGAGAATCTCGCCTTCAAAGTTAGAAATAAATCCACGGGTTAGAACCAATTGTTTAACTTGATCCCAACTGCCTCTGGCCCCAGACTCAATAATATGAGAATATTTAAATTTAGATTTTAGAAAGTTATCAAGGTTTTTATCAACACTGGCAACAAGTTGATCAGAGATTTTCTTCTTAGAATAAATATCATCTTTAAATACTTTTGCTTCCGGTATATCAAAATCTTCGATTGACATCGTTGTGCCGATTAATGTTGCATATTTAAAACCAACTCTTTTTATGTCATCAAGAATTTTAGCGACAACATCTGCTGGATATCTTTCTTTGATTTCATCTAAGATTTCTAATAATTGTTTCTTTTTAATAGGCTCGTTACGCATAATAAAATCTGGAGGGAGACATTTCTGAAACTTATCTCTGCCGTTTTCAATAGGAGAATTATCCATTGTTAGAAAATATATACCAAGAATAATATCTTGATTTGGAATGGTTGTTAACTTTTCATTCGAAGGGCTAAAGAGATTTTTTGTTACAAATATTTTTTCGATAACCTCTTTTTTCGATTCGGGTGTTATTGGAATATAAACAGCCATTTGATCACCATCAAAATCCGCGTTATAAGGACTACAGATAAGAGGATGAACTTTGATAACATTTTCCCTTGACATCTTTATTTTAAAACCTAACATACCAAGACGATGAAGAGACGGTTGTCGATTAAGAATGCATACTTCATCGCGGACGACATATTCTGCTATTTCATATAAATATGGATTACGAAACTCAATACAATGATCAACAAGAAGAATCGCTTTATTAAGTAACTTAACCTTACCCAATTCAATAAGCCGTTTGGATATTTGTAGTTTGAATATTTCCAAAATCATAACATAAGGGAGAACACACTCATCTAAATTTATAGAAGGATCTGGAACGATAACCGCACGCCCAGAAAAGTCAATGCGTTTTCCTAAAATATTACCGCGAATAAGACCTTCTTTTTTTGATAATTTATCAAGAATATGAATGTATAGTTCATTCACAACCATTTGAAGTTGTCTAAAATATGTATAATATAAATCTTTATTATGATGAAGATTGACGGTTGTTTGCATCATAACTTCTTTCTTGGTTAATATCTGAACGTAGAAACGATTTATTTGATCCATTAGCTGCTTGTTTGCGTCGCCTTCTAATTTTGTAGTTGGTCTTAAATCAGGAGGCAATACGATAATTCTATCAATCATTAAATTGTGAATATTGTCTTTAACAAACTGCCATTGAGTTATGCCGTCGGCTATACATTGGTCGGCAAATCCTTCAATCAAATTAACTATCGCTTCTGCTTTCTCATAATACGTTATACCTTTTGGAATTGTTTCGGGAAATAGGGTTACACACCATGTTTCGCCATCTTTATATAAAACACTTTTTTCACTTCGCATAAGATCGTTTAGAGCATTTTTAATTGTCTTCCCGCCAAGATGAATAACTAAATCATAAAACAATGGGTTAACGACTGGTATGGGCAATATAATCTTAGCGAATCTTTTGCGGCGTTCATCGCTA